TAGGCCTGGTGGCGCGCCCGGTGAAGTACCGCCCCGGACTCCGACTCACCGAGGCCGGCAAAGCGCTGGCGGCCAAGACCGAGCGGGCGCAGGCCATCCGGGCGGCGGCGGAGCGGCGGAAGGAGGCGCCGTGAGCACCCTCCTCAACCTGCTCCGCCGGCTGCTCGGGCGACCTGCCAGCTCCCGCCCTGACTTGCGAGTGGCACCCCCGCCGGCAGCCGCGGGCTGCACCTGCCCGGACTGCACCCGGCATTGGAGCGACGCGCCATGACCGTCTCTTGGCTCTGGATAGTCGCCGGCCTGCTCGGCCTCGCAGTGCTCGGCTTTTTCTTGGCGGCGGTGCTCAGTCACCCGCCCTGCCTCAGCTGCGGCGGGCGCATGCATGTCGGGCGGTGCCCTTGGAGGGGAGCATGAGCGCGCCCGAGGAGTGGGAAGTGATCCGCACCCAGAGCTCGCTCGCCGTCCACCGCGGCGAGGAGCAGATTTTCTATCTCGATGCCAAGGCAGAGGGCCGGGAGACCGCCGTCGCCCTGGCGAAGCTGCTGAATGACCGGGCGGAGCTGCTCGAGGCGCTGAAGGACCTCGTCGACGAAGTCCGCTACCTCTTCTCTGCGTGCGATCCGGACTCCCCTGAGGACGTCGCCGAGCTGCTCAATCGATGCGAGGCGCTGATCGCCACCGCCGAGGCCCGCCCATGAACGAGCCCATCCGCATCCGGCCCCCCGGCTGCCGCTGCGACGGCTCCGGGGTGCTCGGCGACCGAGTCACGCCCTGCCTGTGCGCCGACGAGTGCACCGCGGATGCCCTGGACCGGGTGACAGCGGAGCGGGACCGGCTCGAGTCCGAGAACGCCGAGCTGCGCACCGTGGTGGCGAAGGTCAAGGGCGAGCGGGACTGCTACCGCGCGGCGCTGAGCCGCATCCTGGGCGAGGTGGCCGCGTTCAACGCCACCGCCGAAGAGGTCCGCGCCATTCTCGAGGGGCGGAAGACGCAGACGCGGCGCGTGGTGAAGCACGAGCGTCACCCGGCGGCCGGCCGCGACTGGCAGCCCTGCCTGTGTCGCGAGATCGACCCCGTCGACAGCCCGTGCCTCGTCTGCGAGGCGCGATTCGGCCACTGCCCCCACGGCGCCCCCGGGGACCGACTCTGGGTGCGCGAGACGTGGGCGCCTTACCCAGACCCCCACGCCCCACCCAACGAACGGCCACTCGTCGCCTATCGCGCCACACAGGAGGCGGAGTGCCAGAACGTTCGCTGGCGCCCCTCCATCCACATGCCGCGCTGGGCTTCGCGCATCACGCTCGAGCTGACTTCGGTCCGGGTGGAGCGGCTGAAGGACATCGGCGAGGAAGATGCGAGAGCGGAGGGCGTCGAGTGGATGGACCCGCCAGGGGGACTGAACGTCACAGGCTGGCGCGGGCACCGCTTTTCCTTCAGCTATCTCTGGGACTCGCTCAACGCCAAGCGCGCGCCGTGGGCGAGTAACCCATGGTGTTGGGTGCTCGAGTTCAAGCGGGTGACGACGTGAGCTACGGCCCGCTCCACTGCGTCAACTACAAGCCGCCGCGCATCGTCCGCCACCGCAGCGCTCGCTCGTTAATCCTCGCCTTTGGAAAGGACGTACCCGGCGACAACGAGGCCGAGGACTGGATGCTCGGCGATGGGAAGCAATTCTCACTTTTGAAGGCCATCAAGAAGATGGGGTTCTGGGGCTTCGCCAATACCAGGGGCGCTCCCGAGGTTCACTGGTGGGCGGCGAAGGAAACAGATCCCGAGCAGGTGGTGGCGCTGATCGCCCATGAGCTTGGCCACCTGCGCCGGCTGGTAAAGCGCAAGCGTGGAGCGCCGGCTGAGGAGGCCTGGGCCGACACCTACGCAGCGATCGCGGTGGCCGCGTTCCGCGCGACGAAGGGGCGCCGATGACCTCCGGAAGCAAAGAGCCCTACGAGGTGGAGGACGTCCGCGTGCGCACCGAGACGCGAACCGCGCTCCTGGTGGCCGTCGGGCCGCGCCTCATCTGGGTGCCGAAGTCACAAATCCTCGAGGAGAGCGAAGTCTGGGGCGAGGGCGACGAGGGGACGCTGGTTATCCCCGAGTGGCTCGCCATCGAGCGGGGAATCGTATGAGCGGCCTGGTCCTCTCCCTCTTCCCGGGCATCGGCCTGCTCGACATGGCCTTCGAACTGGAGGGCTTCACCGTGGTCCGGGGCCCGGACCCGCTTTGGGGCGGGGACATCCACCGCTTCCACCCGCCCGCCGGCCGCTTCGACGGGGTGATCGGCGGGCCGCCTTGTCAGGCATTCTCCCGGCTGCGCTTCCTGGTCCAGCACAACGGACGGGAGACGGCGCCGAACCTCATCCCGGAATTCGAGCGCTGCGTCGCAGAGGCGAACCCTTCCTGGTTCCTGATGGAAAATGTGCCCGACGCGCCCCTGCCGAAGGCGCCCGGCTTTCTCGTCTGCTCGCGGATCGTCAACAACCGCTGGGTGGAGAACCCGGGGGAGCAGAACCGGGTCCGGCGCTTCTCCTTCGGGACGCGACTGGGCTTCACGCTCCCCGTTCGCCTCGCTGCGCTGGAGCCGGTGGCCTACGAGCCCGCGGTGCTGGCCTCGGGCGGCACCCGCGCGGTGCCGGTCAAGCTGGGCGGCACCAGCAAGGTGAAGAAGACCGCGAACCTGATCGGCGACAAGTCCACCGCTTACCTGAGGCGGGCGATCCGAGCGCAGGGTCTGCCCGAAGGCTTCCTCGAGAAGGCGCCGTTCACTGTCGCCGGGAAAATCAAAGCGATCGGCAACGGCGTCCCGCTCCCGATGGGGCGCGCCGTGGCCCGCGCGGTCCGAGAAGCGGTCACGAACTGAAGCAGCAGCAGCTGACCAACTTCGCAGTACGCCGGAGGAGGAAGCGATGTTGCCGTTCCAGAAGTTGCGCAGTGAGACCGTGGAGCACGAGGCGCAAGACCTAGCCGCGCTGCTCTCATGGGATGAGGCCAAGGCCGGGTGGGGCCTCGTGAAGCTTGAGCGGTGGGGCCTCTCCCGCTGCACGGATGACGCCCCGCCGAGCGCGCAAGCAGTGGTGCGCGGCCCCTCGGCAATGAAGCTGGTGGCGCGGGCATTCGGATGGCGGAAGGACCCGGCGCTCCTCCTCGAGGCGTGCGAGCAGCTCCCCTCACCCCATGCTCGTCGGGTGCCGGATGGCGTCGAGCTCTGCCGGCTCAAGGACTACGACGACACCTGGACGAAGGCCAAGAAGGAGCGGGACCGGAAAGCCAAGGCCCGGGAGGAGGAAGAGGCGAAGAAAGCCCAAGGCCAGTCCGCGGACACGCCGCGGACGTCCGGCGGAAGTCCCGCGGACGGTGAGGGTAAGAAGGAGATGAAGATAGAGACGAAGAAAGAAGCAAAAGAAGAGACTCAGTCGCCAGAGCAGGAGCCGCTCGCGCTCGAGGGGCAGGAGCCGCCCGAGTCGGCGAAGCACCCGCTCCAGGCTCTCTGGGCCGAGCTCGCGGACCCGTCCCTCTCGAGGTGGAGGAAGCTGGACCCCACGCGGCGCAAGAAAGCCGACGCAGCCTGGAGGGAGCACGGGCCTGGAGGCTGGCGCGACATCATCACCCGCGTCAACGCGACGCCCTTCCTCCTGGGCGAGACGGGGGACTGGTCCGGCGCGGACCTCGACTGGCTGCTCGAGCCGCGCAACCTGAACAAGGTGCTGGAGGGCAAATACGCCGCCCGGGCAAGGCCGTCCGCGGACCGCCCGCGGCACGGCGACGGAACGGGAGCGAGGCCCGAGTGGCCCTGCGCAATCTGCGGCGACACCGACGCGGCGCTGCTCGCCGAAGGCATCTACGCCTGCTACCCCCACCTGGCCGAGTTTCGAGCCGACACCGCGAAGGCCGAGCGCCCCTGGGAGCTCGCCGAGGGCTGGGTGGCGCAGCGCCGGGCGGAGGTGGCGGCGTGAGCGCGCACCGACGCATCGCGGAGTCCATTGGCGACCTGGTGGACCAGAAGCAGGCCGCCTACGGGGACTCGTTCGGTAAGTCCGGGAGCATCATGCGGACGCTCTACCCCGAGGGAATCGGGCCCGAGCAGATGGACGATGCCCTCGCCGTCGTCCGGGTGGTGGACAAGCTGTTCCGGATTGCGACCCACAAGGACGCTTTCGGCGAGTCGCCATGGCGGGACATCGCGGGCTACGCGCTGCTCGGGGTGAGGCGTGATGAGCGGGGAGGCGGCAAGTGAGCGCGATCCGGGAGGTGTTGGCGAGAGCCGTGGGCTGGTCGCCAGAGGCCGACGGTCTAATCGCTGCCGCCAAGGCGGAGCTGAAGGAGCTGGAGAGCATGGCCAAGGCGCTGCCCTCGGTCTCTTGGCAAGAATGGCGACTTCAGGCGGCCCTTGAGGAACGTGACTGTGTAGCCAGGTCTCTTCAGGCCCAACTCGCCGAGCGTGACCGAGCGGACGCGGAGCTTCGTGCCGCATTCGCTAAGTGGATGCGCACAAAGTCGTCACTCACAGACTGGCAGGACGGCAACCTGGTTGGCGACTTCGCTCTCTGGGCCGCCAAAGGCGGTGGCCAGGCACCCGCGCCCGAGGAGTGCCCAAACGCTAAGTGCGAAGACGGTTGGGAGGGCTTGGGCAAGGGATTGTTCGGCGAGTGTGTTGCCTGCGCTGGCACTGGGAAGGCGGGTGGCCAGTGAGCGCGCCCAGCTCAGCGCCGCCATACATCGAGGCCTATCTCGCGGGAGGCTGCATGGTGTGCGGGGAGCCTGATCGAGGTCGCTACGCCGCGTACTCGCACCACGGGTGCGTCAACGTCCCGGACGCGACAACGTGGTGGGACTGGGCCAACGCGTGCGGGGGTGCCGCCGACGAGCAGTGCTGTGTCAACTGTGGTCACGACCAGGAGCTCCACCAGTTCGGCCCCGAGTGCCTCGGAACCCCGACGTGCCGCTGCCAGGAATGGGAGCCCACGCCATGAGAGTCACCCTCCCCCTGCGAGTCCACTCCGGCAACCACGGCCACGGCCGAGAGCACTGGGCCACCCGAGCCAAGCGGGTGAAGGGCGAGCGCAAGGCGGTGGCGCTCGTCATGACGCCCTGGAAGCACCACGCCTGGCGATGGCCCGTGACGGTGACTCTCACCCGGGTGGCGCCGCGCCAGCTCGACGCCGAGGACAACCTGACTGCCGCACTCAAGGCCGTGCGCGACGAGGTGGCCGCCCAGCTCGGCGTGGATGACCGCGACGCGCGGGTGACGTGGCGCTACGGCCAGGAGCGAGGCGGGGCCCGCGAGCACGCGGTCCGGATTGAGGTGGTGGAGGACGGGGAGCGCTCCGAGCGCGAGGCGCAGGTGGTGCGCGAGCTCGAGGGGATGCTGGGGGTGGCGAGCTGCCCGGAGTGCGGCGAGTCCTTGGCGGTGCCGCACCGGCGGGAGTGCGGCGTGAGGGCGGGGGCATGACCATCCCCGACGTGCTCGAGGGCCGCGCCCGGTGGGCACTGGCGGAGGGCGACAACATCGTCACCCTCTGCCAGCTCCCCGAGTGCAGCATCGATGCGCTGGTGACGGACCCACCCGCGGGCATCGGCTTCATGGGCAAGGGCTGGGACTCGGACAAGGGCGGGCGCGAGCGGTGGCAATGCTGGCTGGGCGCGGTGATGCTCCAGGTGTTCCGCGTGCTCAAGCCCGGGGCGCACGGGCTCGTCTGGGCGTTGCCGCGCACGTCGCACTGGACGGCCACCGCGCTGGAGAATGCGGGGTTCGATGTGCGGGACCGGGTGAGCCACTTGTTTGGGACGGGGTTCCCGAAGAACGCGAAGGCCCAGCTCAAGCCCGCCGTCGAAGACTGGTGGCTCGTGCGCAAGCCGCTCGAGGGCACGGTGGCCGCCAACGTGGCGAGGTGGGGCACGGGGGCAATCAACGTGGAGGGGTGCCGGATTGCCGCTGCGGACGCTCACACCGTGGGGAGAACTAACAGTGGTGGCAAAGGCGGGAGTGGGGTCTACGGCGAGTCTAAGCTGTACGACAGTGCCGCGCACTCCTCCGGCCGCTGGCCCGCCAACCTCACGCTCGACGAGGAGGCGGCGGCGATGCTGGATGCGCAGAGCGGGGTGCTGAAGAGCGGTGGCAGGGCTGGGGCGAAATACGAGACCGGATGTGCGCCGACCGAAGGATGGGGACACATAGGGAAGGGCGGTTCCGGGCGGTGTCTCTCGGACTCCGGCGGCGCCTCCCGCTTCTTCTACACGGCGAAGACGAGCCGCTCCGAGCGCGACTTCGGTTGCGAGGCCCTGCCCCGCGAGGCCCTGCCCGAGCAGCGCAAAGGCAACGGCGTCCGCAACCACCACCCCACGGTGAAGTCACTCGCCCTGATGCGCTGGCTGGTGCGCCTCATCACCCCGCCCGGCGGCGTGGTGCTTGACCCCTTCGCAGGGAGCGGCTCCACCGGCATCGCTGCGCTCCAGGAGGGCGCTCGCTTCATCGGCGTGGAGCGCGAGGCGGCCTACGCGGAGATTGCCCGCGCCCGGATTGGAGCCGCGGCGCAGGGTCCGGAGCAGGTGGGGTTGTTCGAGAGGGCAGTTCCGTGAGAGCAATCTGCTGATGCCTGCTAACAGGCAAAAAACAGGCTCAGCTCCACGAGGCCGCAACAAGGGCTCCTTCGTGGCGGGTGACCCGCGAATCAATCGAAGCGGCCGCCCCCGACTCGCCTCGGAGATTCAGGAGGCGCTCCGCGACGAGGGGCTCGCGGCGCTCTGGGTGCGCCGGGTCCGCGAGGGAGTGAAGGCGGGCGACCCTGAGATGTTGAAGCTCTACGGCAAGCACGCGGTGCCCACCGCAGGCCAGCTGATCGAGCTCGCCGGCGAATTCGGGAAGCTGTCGGACCAGGACCTCGAGGCCAAGCTCAAAGAGCTGGGCTGGGTCCGCGCGAACGGAGAGGACCGCCATGACGCCTGAGCAGCCGCAGCGAGAGACCCCAGAGGAGGCGGCCTCCCGGCTTCGAGAGATGATCCGCAAGCGCGCGGGCCGCAATGCCTACGACGTCGAAGTGGACCGCCTGAGCGAGCGTGGGCCCGAGTTCAACGCCGCGGTGGTGGCGATCATGGACAACGCCCCGCCACGTCCCCGCATCGACCTGAAGGCAGCGGCCGCCTACCATCGGGCCACCCGCTTCAAGCGCCCGAAGGCGCCGCGGTGATGGCCGCGAGCATCCAGGTGGCAGCGCCGATCATCGCCCTGGCCGTCGCCGGCCCCACGGTGCGCCCCTTCGTGCGCGACAGCTGGCTGCGCAGCCAGTGGGCGGCCGACATGCGCGGCAAGATGCTCCGCGGCGACTTCTTCCGCGAGCAAGGTGAGCGCATCGACCGCCTCCTGCCCCGCTCGAGCATCATCACGGCTCTCCTCCCCTCGGTGCCCGACGAAGTCTTAGGCTACGTCGTGCTCCAGGTGAGTCGGGACGATCCGATCTGCCACTGGTGCTACGTCAAACACGCGTACCGCCGCCTGGGGATTGCCACCCAGCTCGCCCGGGCGGCGTGCCGCATGGGCACAGGCCAGCCGCTCTACAGCCACAAGGGTGATGCCCGCGGCAAGAAGCTCGCAATGCGCTTTGGCGCGAAGTTCAACCCGTACCGAGAGGTCTAAGTCAGATGAGAGTCCCTGGAATCAACGTGGAGTTCGAGCTTGAGGTGCTGTCGGGGCGCCTGCACAAGAGCCTCTTCGTCGATGGCCGAACCACCGACCACATCGACGCAGTCGACGGCCACCGCCTGCTGCTGGACCTGGACAGCCAGTCGGTGCTGGTGGTGACCAAGCGCGGGGACAAGATGCTGATCCCCACCGCGAGCTTCGCGGGGCTGATGCTGGACAAGGCAGTCCGCGGCGCACCGCCGGCGCCGCCGCCCCCTCCAGCGCCTGAGCCGGAAGTGCCCACCCCGCTAGCTGGCGAGCTCGCCGACTTCGAGGACGAAGCATGGCCCGCGCCCGGCCCCGCCGATGACGTCGATCCGCTGCGCACGGCCGCGTCCGGCGCCGACGATCAGCCCGCCGCCAAGCCGAAGGCCAAGAAGCCGCCCCTCAAGCGAAAGCGCTAAAGCCCATGCGCCGAGACCACTCCAAGAAGTACGGCAACCGCCACCGCCCGGGCTGGCCGATGGAGTTTGAGACCCACCGGGCGATGGTCTTCGACCAGGCTCAGGCCTCCAGCGCCTACGCCGCCGGCTTCGATGCGATGGAGCGGCGGTGCCCCGACTGTGGGGCACGATGCCTCGGCGAAGACGGACTGCGCGCGCACGAGGCAAAGTCTCACTACGCGACGGTTACCATCACGGCGGACCAGCTCAAAGAGGCACTCCGGCAGCCTGGGGCGGTCACCCCCGAAGCCGGCGGGCCACCTGCGGTGTCCGACAACCCCCCGCCCTGCACCTCCCGGGGAGAACCGCAGGCTTCTTCTCTTGGCGAGGCGGTGTAGATGCAGCCCCGGGCCCTCATGCAGGAGGCGCTTCGGCGCTGGGGCCCGAGGGTAACGCTCGGGGAGGACCTCCTGCGGAAGCGGGAGGCCTACCTCGCCACGCGCTTCGACAAGCAGCGCCGCCTGGTGCGCAGCAAGGCGCTCCGCCGGGCCGGCTTCTGCCCCCGTCGCTCGGGGAAGACAGGCGCCACCGAGGCGCTCCTGGTCGACGGGGCGCTCGACGGGCCCGATCACCTGGTCATCATCGTCGCCAAGACGCGCCAGCGCGCGCATGACCTCACCTGGCGCCCGGTGGCCCGAGCCTGCAAAGCCTTCGGCATCCCCACCGCACCGGAGCCCGCCAACTCCGAGACGCTCAAGAGCGTCTACGTCCGCACCTTCCCCAACGGCTCGGCCATTCGCTGGACAGGCGCAGACAACCTCGCTGAGCTCGACAAGAAGCGCGGTGAGAAGCTGCGCCGGGTGGTGATTGAGGAGGCACAGGACATCGACCCCTCCATCCTCCACGCCCTCGTCTTCGACGTCTTTGGCCCGTCGCTCGAAGACCTCGGCGGGGACCTCATCCTGATGGGCACCCCCGATGAAATCTGCGCGGGGATGTGGTTTGGCATCACGGCCACCGACGACGAGCTCGGCGAGGACGCAGCGGCGCGAGTGCCCGGCTACGAGGTGCACCGCTGGACCCCCTTCGACAACCCGCACATCCCGCGCATCCACGCGCGCCTCAAGAACGGGGAGATTGCCAAGGAGTGTGGCGGTCCCGACTCGCCCACCTACCTGCGCGAGTGGCGCGGCAAATGGGTGCGCGACACCGGCGGTCTCTTCTACAAGTTTGACCCTGCCCGAAACGTCTACAAGCGGGGCGCAGTGGTGCCCTACGGCGAGGGCTGGCTGCACGTGCTGGGCTGGGACTTAGGGTCCAACGACGACATGGCCATCGTCGTCTGGGGCTGGCACCCCAAGCACGGGAAGACGCTCTACGAGGCCTTCAGCTGGAAGAAGCCTGGCGCCTTGGTCGACGAGTGCGCGGCGGTGATCAAGGCCTGTCGCAACCGCTTCACGGTGGTGGCGATGGTGGCCGACACAGGAGGCGGCGGGAAGATGTTCGTGGAGGAGCTCTCCGCCCGCCACAAACTCTCCTTCGAGCCCGCGAAGAAGACGGAGAAGCACGCCCACGTGAAGCTCTTCAACGCGGATCTGGTGGCGGGGCGGCTCCAGCTCGAGCTCGGCTCCGAGTACGCGAAGGAGATAGCACGGCTGCCCAAGGTGAAGGACTGGGACGAAGCGAAGACGGGGGAGCCAGCGCCGGAGGACCCGCGCTTCCCCAACCACTGCTGCGACGGCGGCCTCTACTCCTGGCGCCGCGCCTACGCCTTCCTTCACGAGGCCGAAGCGCGGCGGCCGGAGCCGGACTCCCCTGAAGGGAAAGCGCTCGAAGCGGCCGAGGCCAAGCAGCGGCGTGCAGAGCGGCTGCAGCAGCGCCAAGAAAGGGCATGGTGGGAACAGTGAGCAGCGAGCAGAAAAAAGAGAAAGAGGCCCGTTTGTCGATCGCGCTCAATGTGGTGGGCGACGCCGTCGCCTTCATGCGCGAGCGGGGAGTGACCCGGCTCAAGATGCCCATTCAGGTCGACACCAGCTTCGGCGCCCACGTCGACTTGCTCGAGCTCGAGCTCGGCCCCGAGCCCATCCCACTGCCCCTACCCACGGCCGAGGAGAAGCCCGCCGAGGCGGAAGAGCCACCCAAGCGCGGCCCAGACGGGCTCACCGAAGACGAAGCCAAGCTGGCCTATGGCCACCACAGGAGGCGGTAGTCGATGGACATCCGCGACATGAAGCTGACGATGTACCGCCCGGGCGAGGAGGGCAGCGAGCGGCTCAAGCGAAGCCGCAAGGGCAAGAAGGAGCGAGACACGCGCGAGGAGGGCTACTGGTGGAACGCGAAGGCCGAGGAGCTCCCTGGCCGCATCGACACCGCGGGACGCAGCATCGAGTCGCAGCAGGAGTACCGGACCCAGAGCAACCTTCGGCACGCGCGCATCTACGGCAACTTCGACGCGGTCGGCTTCGGCCTGCGCGACTACGCCCGGAGCGCCTCCGGCTGGCTGAGCAACGAAATCTCCTACAACGCAGTGGAAGCCTGCGTCGACACCCTGCACAGCAAGCTGGGCAAGTCGCGGCCGAGGGCCAGCTTCCAGACGTTCGGCGGCGACTGGGGGATGCAGCGCAAGGCGAAGAAGCTCGACAAGTTCTGCCAGGGGCTCTTCTACCAAGCCAAGACATACCAGCAGTCGCAGATGGCCCTCTTCGACGGCCTGGTGCTGGGCACCGGCTTCGTCCAGGTCTACGAGGACGCCCGCCACCGCATTTGCCACGAGCGGGTGTTCCCCGATGAGCTGCTCATCGACGACGCCGACGGCATTCACGCTACCCCGCGTCAGCTGTTTCGCCGCAAGTCTCTGCCGCGGGAGATGCTGCTCGCCGAGTACGGCGCCGCGCAGTCTGGTGAGACGAAGGAGGTGGCGGACCTGCGGCGCCAGGCCATCCTTGATGCACGGCCGCTCGAGCAGCCCAGCACCGCCGGCTCGAGCTTCGGCGACATGCTCCGAGTCTGGGAGGCCTGGCACCTGCCGAGCGGGCCCGACGCCGGCGATGGGCTGCACGTCATCGCCATCGACGCCTGCGTGCTGTGGCAGGAGAAGTGGACCAAGGAGCACTTCGGCCTGGCCGTCTACCGCTACAGCCGGCCACTGCTGGGCTTCTGGGGTCGAGGCCTGGGCGAGCGGCTGTGGGGCATCCAGCTGGCCATCAACCGCACCGCCCGGGACATCGATGAGTGCTTGCGGCTGCTCTCCAAGCCCAAGTGGCTGGTGGAGGCGAGCTCGGACGTCAACGCGGGCCACATCCGCGGCGGCTCCGGCTCCATCGGCGACGTACTCAAGTACAACCGGGTGAAGCCCGAGATCTACGCGCCGCAGGCGGTGGCGCCAGAGCACTTCGCCGAAATCGACCGCCTCTGGGCGAAGGCCTTCGAGCAGGAGGGCATCAGCCCCCAGGAGGCCACGGCCCAGAAGCCCGCCGGCCTCGACTCGGCGGTGGCGCAGCGCGAGTACAACGACATCGCCAGCGAGCGCCACGCCATCAAGGGGCAGGACTGGGAGCAGTTCCACTTGGACATCGCGGGAATCTCCATCGACCTGGCGAGGGAAATCTCCGCCCGCGAAGGCGGCAAAGGCGACTACCAGACGGCCGCGCCCATTCGCAAGGTCCTCTACCCGGTGAAGTGGAGCGAGGTGGAGCTCGAGAAGGACTGCTACGTGATGCAGGCCTTCCCCGCCTCGAGCTTGCCCACCACGCCCGCGGCGCGCACCCAGATGGTCGACGAGTGGGTGCAGCGCGGCTGGGTGAGCCCCGAGGAGGCGCCGCGGGCGATGAACATACCGGACCTCGAGGAGACCAGTTCACTCCAGAGCGCGGCCCTCGATGACGTGGACGCGGCGATCGACGAAATCCTCGACGGCGGGGAGGCCGAAGCGGTCGACGAATTCGAGAACACCCAGCTGCGCATCCAGCGCGGCATGGCCGCTTACTTCCGGGCCAAGCGCCAGGGCGCGCCGCTCAAGGTCCTCGAGGAGCTCCACGCCTTCGTCAAGCTGGGCATGGACGCCGCGACGATGCGCGCGGCCGCGAAGGCCGCCCCGCCTCCCGATGCCGCGGGCGCCGCGCTCCTTGGTGCGCCTTCGCCCGTCCCCGAGGCGCCATTGCCCGGGGTGCCGCCCGGCCCGGGCATCCCTCCCCCTGTCCCTGGCCTGCCTCCCGGCGGCGCCCCTCCCCCCATCCTGCAGTAGGAGCCCATCTTGCCCGTCCAGCCAACCAAGCCCGCAGTCGCAGCCCCCGCAGCTCCCGTCGCCGCCCCGAAGCCCACTGGCGAGGCGGCAGTGGCCGCAGTCGACCTCGAAGGCGCGCCACCGGCCGTCCAGGTGTCGAAGCAGAGCGCCGGGCTGTGGAAGCAGTCCCACCAGGTCGCCCCCGCGCAGGAGAGCACCGCAGACCGCCGTGCGGCCGCGCTGGCCATCCTCAATGAGGGAGCGACCGAAGGCGGGGAGGGCTCGGGAGAGGGGGCCGAGCCGGCGCCCAGCGCCGCGGTGAAGCCAGCCGCCGCCGCCGCCGAAGCGGGCGAGGCGCCACCCGCCGCGGGGGCCAAGGAGGAGACGCCGGCCGCTCCCGCGGATCCGATCGCCAAGCGCTTCGAGGACCTCGTGAAGGTCCAGAATGAGGTGCGCAAGGAGCGGGAGCTGCTCGCCAGGGAGCGGGAGGGGAAGCCCGCCGCGAAGCCCAAGAGCGCGCTGGAGGCGCTCAAGCTCGGTGGCTACACCTACGAGGAAGCGGTCGACGAAATTTTGGGCACCTCCGGGGGGGCGAAGAAGCCGGCACCGGCCGCTGAGCTCCCTCCCGCCCTGCAGAAAAAGCTCGAGGAGATGGACACGGAGCTCAAGGGC